TCAGTGTAGGTATTATAGTCAATGGAGAGACTTTCATAGATTAAGACTGTACGCAAGAGGGGAGCAATCCACACAGAAGTACAAGAATGAAATGGCTATTGATGGAGATTTGTATTACTTAAACTTAGACTGGACTCCAGTACCTATTATACCAAAGTTCATTGACATAGTTGTTAACGGGATGTCTGACCGTTTGTTCAAGCCTAAAGCGTATGCTCAAGATGCAATGTCTCTATCTAAGAGAAACAAGTATCAGAATATGGTTGAGGGGCAGATGGCAGCTAAGGATATCTTAATGACCATTAGAGAGGAATCAGGGGTCAATCCATTTATGATGGATGTTCAGGAGTTGCCAGAGAACGATGAGGAGCTTCAGCTTCATATGCAATTAAAGTACAAGCCTGCAATTGAGATAGCTGAAGAGGAAGCCATCAATACTATTTTTGATGAGAACCATTATCAAGACACAAGAAAAAGAATCGACTATGATATTGCTACGATTGGAATTGGCGTTGCTAAACACGATTTCTTGCCGGGAGCTGGCGTTGAGGTATCGTATGTAGACCCTGCGAATATGGTTTACAGTTATACTGAAGACCCTTACTTTAGAGATTGTTTTTATTGGGGAGAGATTAAGACTCTTCCTATTACAGAGTTATTAAAGATAGACCCGAAATTAACTAACGATGACTTGCAAGATATATCCAAGTACAGCCAAACTTGGTACAACTACTACAACGTGGCTCAATACTACGAGAATAGTCTGTTCTACAGGGATACCGCAACCTTATTATACTTCAACTACAAGACCACTAAAACAATTGTATATAAAAAGAAGAAACTTGATAACGGTGGAATTCGTATGATTGAAAAAGATGACAGCTTCAATCCACCAGTAGAGATGATGGAGGAAGGGTCATTTGAAAAAGTAGAAAAGAAAATAGATGTTTGGTACACAGGCGTAATGGTTATGGGTACAAACTATCTTTTGAAGTGGGAGTTGTCAGCTAACATGGTTAGACCAAAGTCATCTTCCCAGCACGCATTACCCAACTATGTGGCTTGTGCTCCACGTATGTACAAAGGAGTTATTGAATCATTGGTTCGTAGAATGATTCCATTCGCTGACTTGATTCAGTTGACTCACTTGAAGCTGCAACAAGTTATTGCACGTACCGTACCTGATGGTGTATTCATTGATGCCGATGGGCTGAATGAGGTAGACTTGGGAACGGGGAATGCATACAACCCAGAAGATGCTCTTCGTTTATATTTCCAAACGGGTAGCGTTATCGGTAGGTCCTACACTCAAGACGGTGAGTTTAATAATGCAAGAGTTCCTATTACTCAGTTGACTTCAAACTCTGGAGCTAGCAAAACTCAAATGCTTATCGCCAACTACAATCATTATATGGATATGATTCGTACCGTTACAGGGCTTAACGAAGCTCGTGATGGTTCTGACCCAGACCCGAACTCTTTGGTTGGCTTACAGAAGCTTGCTGCGTTAAATTCAAACACAGCTACACGCCATATACTTGAAGCAGGACTATACATTTATAGAAGTTTAGCAGAGGCTCTTACTTATAGAGTTGCTGACATTGTTCAGTATGCTGACTTCAAAGAAGATTTTGTGAATAAGATTGGCAAGTACAATGTATCTATCTTAGATGAGATAAAAGAATTGTACGTCTATGACTTTGGTATCTTCATTGAGGTATCTCCTGACGAAGAACAGAAGGCACAGCTTGAAGCCAATATACAAATGGCATTGTCTAAAGGAGACATAAACTTGGAGGATGCTATTGATATTCGTGAGATTAAAAACTTAAAGCTAGCCAATCAGCTCTTGAAGATGAAGAGAGTGAAGACTATGATGAGAGAGGAAAAGATGGCTATGCAGAAACAATCTATTACAGCACAGCAGCAATTGCAGTCTCAACAAATAGCAGCACAAACAGCTATGGCTAAGATTCAACAAGAGGCTCAAGCCAAGATGCAAATAAAACAAGCAGAGGTTGCTTTTGAGATTGAGAAGATGAAGGCTGAAGCTCAATTGAAACAGCAGTTGATGCAGGTAGAGTTCCAGTACAATATGCAACTAGCAGAAGTTAATGGGGCTACGACTGTAACAAAAGAAGAGATGAAAGAAAAAGCAAAAGATAAGCGTGTATCTATTCAGAACACTCAGCAATCTAAGTTGATAAACCAAAGAAAGAATAATCTTCCTCCGATTAATTTTGAGTCTAACGAGGATAGTTTAGATGGTTTTGACCTAGCTGAATTTGAACCGAGATAACATTTATTTTTTTTGTATAAATTTGTAACAACAATAATCTAATCAAATGGAAATTAAAGTAAGAGAAGTTACGGGCGAAGTAAAGAGCGTCCAAGAGATGGAAAACCTTTTACTCAAGAAGCACGAAGAAGAACTGAATGGTAGTGGTGGACAATTGGAATTGAACTTAGAACCAAATCCAAATCCTTCCCCTGCTCCAGAACCAGAGCCAGCTCCTACGCCTCAAGAGATAAAAGAAGAAGATGTTCTTTCATATATTGGAAAGCGTTTCAATAAAGAGATTAAATCTTTTGATGACTTAATGTCTGAGCGAAACCAAGAGGATTTACCTGAAGACGTTTCTGCTTTCTTGAAGTACAAGAAAGAAACAGGAAGAGGCATTCAGGATTTCTTAAAGGTTAACGAAGACATTGATTCTCTTCACGAGGATGATGTAATTAAAAGATATCTCAAGTCAACCAACGCTCATCTTGATGATGAGGATGTTGATATGATGATGGATGAGTTCAGGTACGATGATGACCTAGACTCTGATTCAGATATCAAAAAAGCAAGGTTGGCTAAGAAAAAGATTATTGCAGAAGCTAAAGGGTTTCTTAATCAGGAAAGAGAAAAATACAAAGTACCTCTTGAGTCAAGAATGGGAACTGTTTCTCAAGAAGAGAAAGAAGAACTTGAAGCTTACAAGCAGTATATAGCTAACTCTAAAAGCATTGAGGAAGAGAATCAACGGAAGAAAGAGTGGTTTGAAAAGCAAACAAATGATTTGTTCAATCAAGAGTTCAAAGGTTTTGAGTTCAATGTGGATGATAGGTCATTGAAGTTTTCTCCCGGTGATGCAGCTGAATTAAAGAAACTACATTCAAATCCATCTAACTTTATTGCAAAGTATTTGGATGATAATGGTATGTTGAAGGATTCGGTTGGATACCACAAAGCTTTAGCAGTAGCAATGAACCCTGAGAAGTTTGCCAAGTTCTTTTATGAGCAAGGCAAAGCAGATGCAACTGATGATGTTACACGTAAGATTAAGAATATTCAAATGTCTGAACGTGTAGCTCCTCAGACAACTGCCAAAGAAGGGGTTCAAATTAGGGAGTTAAACCCCGACTCTGGGAGGAGTTTAAAAATCCGAAGTGCAAAAAGATTATAACAACAATTTAAAAACTAAACAAAATGGCAGGTTCAATATTAGCGACCCCTACCTTCGCCCTTCAGCCGAGTGCTGAACGTGTGGCGTTGTCTACTAACTATGTTACCAACTTCAACTTCTTGAACCAGTATCTTCCTGATACTTACGAGAAAGAATTTGAGCGTTACGGTAATCGTACTATCGCATCTTTCCTACGTATGGTAGGAGCAGAGATGCCTTCTAACTCAGACCAAATCAAATGGGCTGAACAAGGTCGTTTGCACCTGAAGTTTACTAACGTGACTTCTGCTGCTGCTGCCGGTTCTAACACTGCTGTTTTGACTATCTCTGATACTGGCGTTACCAGCGTACCAGTTCGTGTTGGTCAAACCGTCTTCATTCAGCGTAACTCAACTGGTGAAAGTAACAAGGCTATTGTAACTGCGGTATCTGCTACCCCTTTCACTGCTCCTTACACTTTCACTGTGGCTTACTATGAGTCAGGTGGACAGACATTCGCTGCATCTCAGCCTTGTACTGTATTCATCTATGGTTCTGAATTTAAAAAAGGAACTAACGGGATGGTTGGTTCTTTGGAAGCAGAAGATGATATCTTCTCCAACAACCCCATCATCTTGAAAGACACTTATGAAGTGAACGGTTCAGATATGGCATTCATTGGATGGATTGAAGTAACCACTGAGAACGGTGCTACCGGTTACTTGTGGTACTTGAAGTCTGAGCACGAGACTCGTTTGCGTTTTGAAGATTACTTAGAGACCGCAATGATTGAAGCAGTTCCTGCTATCGCTGGTTCTGGTGCAGCTACCGCTGGTTTCATCGGTTCTAACGGTATCTTCTACACTGTTCAACAGCGTGGTAATATCTGGGGTGGTGGTACTCCATCTACCTTGGTTGACTTTGATGCAATCGTTGCTCGCTTAGACAAGCAAGGTGCTATCGAAGAGAACGTAATCTTCGTTAATCGTGACTTCAGTTTCGATATTGATGATATGTTAGCCAGCTTGAATGGTTACGTGTCAGGGGGTTCTTCTAACTCAGCTTCTTTCGGTTTGTTTGATAACGATACTGAAATGGCTTTGAATCTTGGCTTCACCGGTTTCCGTAGAGGTTATGATTTCTATAAGTCTGATTGGAAGTACTTGAATGACCCAACTATGCGTGGTGGTTTGGCAACAAACACAACAGCTGGTTTGACTGGTACTATTTCTGGTCTTCTTGTTCCTGCTGGTTCTACTAACGTGTATGACCAAATCATGGGTAAGAATGCCAAGCGTCCTTTCTTACACGTGCGTTACCGTGCGTCTGAGACTGAGGACCGCAGATACAAGACTTGGATTACCGGTTCTGCTGGAGGTGCACAAACAAGTGACCTTGACGCAATGACCGTTAACTTCTTGTCTGAGCGTTGCGTTTGTACCTTGGGTGCTAATAACTTTGTATTGTTCCGTTACGGTGCATAATTAAAGTTAATCAAACGGAGGGGAGTGTACTCAAGTACACTCTTCTCCTTTGTTTTAAGAATTAAATCATATCAAATGAAAAACAAAAAGTCAATACAATTAGTAGATAAGACCTACAAGTTAAAGAATGGGATGAGCCCATTGTCTTACACAATCCCTTCAAGAAATACTAGAAGATATCCTTTGATGCATTTTGATGAAGAGACCGGATTAAACCGTGCATTGCGTTATGCACGAAATCAAAAGTCACCATTTGAAGATGAGCAGGATGGTAATTTCATACTAGAGCCTGTGGTATTTGAAGATGGTATGTTGATTGTACCAAAAGAAAACCAAGTGTTGCAACAATTCCTTTATTACCATCCCTTGAATGGTAGATTGTTTGAAGAGGTTGACAACGAGAAAGATGCTGAGTTAGAGATGGAAGAAATCAACTACGAGGTTGATGCCCTTATCGAAGCACGCTCAATGCCATTTGAACAAATGGAGATGGTATTTAGAGTGTTGTTCGGTAGAGACCCATCCAAGTATAGCTCGGCAGAGATTAAGCGTGATGTATTGCTTTACGCTAAGAATCAACCAAAGAGTTTCTTGGATTCAATCAACGACCCTATGTTGAAGCTTGAAGCAAACGTACACAGATTCTTTGCTGCTAACTTGCTGATATTTAAGAACGGAACAAAAGAAGTGTGGTTCAACACCACATCTAACAAGAAGAAGATGATGAATGTTCCTTTCGATTCAGACCCATATACTAGCGTTGCTGTCTATTTGCAGAGCGATGAAGGCATTGACGCTTTGAAGCTACTAGAAACCAGTATATAAGTTTTCCATATTTATGTTTAAGGTTAAAAGAGGAGGGTGCAATCACCCTCTTTTTTTTTATTTATCTTTGTATAAAAAGGCACGATGATTAATGAAGTAAGAAACACCGTATTGTCAATCTTGAATAAGAATAACTACGGGTATATATCTCCTTCTGATTTTAATTTATTTGCAGCTCAAGCTCAAATGGAAATGTTTGAAGAAGCTTTTTCTGCATATAATAAACTTTCTGTTGGACAGAATATGAAACAGATGTATGAAGGATATGGAGATATCCTTCAAACTTATGAGGAGCTATTGGAAATATTTAACGTGACTAAGCCATTAAGCAATTACTTGGGTAATGTTTATTATTCACCATCACTGATTACTACTGGGGACAGCTCATATTTAATTTCAAGAGTTATATGTTATCCAACGCAATATGCATTTGGGAGCAACACTACTGTTGTATCAGGGCAGTTGGTTGATGCCGCTGCTTCTTTCAATACACTTGGTATTGTAGCTGGAGATGTTGTTGTAAATTCAACTACTAATCAAATAGCACAAGTAATACAGGTTGTTAGCTCTACTGTTATAAATATCAATAATGATATATTTACAATTCCCGGAGAGGGGTTTGCTATATATAAAGCAAGCAGTGCTGTTGAAGCTGAAAAAATCACTCAAGATAAATTAGTACTTTTAAACACATCATTGCTAACTGCATCATCTGTATTGTTCCCAACATACTCTTTGCAAGGTGACAAGATAACTGTGATGCCACCATCATATAGATTGATTGGTCAAGTTGTAATGAATTATTTCAGATATCCTCTTGCTCCGAAATGGACATACATAAATCTATTAGGAGGTGAGCCTGTATTTGACCAGACTCAACCAGACTATCAAGATTTTGAATTGCCAATTGATTATGAATACAAATTGGTTACAAAAATTCTTGAGTATGCAGGTATGTCTATCAGAGAAACAGAAGTTGCTCAATTTGGTATGGCACAACAAGCACACGAAGAACCTACACTTAGTGTACAACAATAAAAATTATGGCATATATATCCCAATATCAATACTATACCAACAACGGTACAACCCCAGAAGATGCTAACTGGGGTTCGTACCAATATGTTAGTTTGGCTGATATAGTTAAAAACTTTCAGCTAATGTACACAGGAGATTTATCATTGATTAGTAATGAAGCACGATACAAAATACTTTTCCACGCAAAACGTGCGATACAAGAATTAAACTACGATGCATTCAAAGAAATCAAGGTCCTAGAACTTACAGTGGCTGACAATTTAATATTTGTGTTGCCATCAGATTATGTGAACTGGGTTCGCATATCATTGTATAAGGACGGGTATCTAAGACCAATGACTGAAAACATCCAAACCCTTTCATCTAATGCATACTTGCAGGATAATGATGGGTTTATATTGTTTGATATGAATGGGAATATCCTTGAACCTCAGAACTCAACTATAGATTACGATAGATTAAAAGGTTCAAAGAAAAACATTTACTTGAATCCCGGTCATATGTTTGACGGACAGGAAGGGTGGTACATAGATGGGATGTGGTATTTTGATTATTGGTTTGGGGAAAGGTTCGGATTGAATACTGAAACTGCTAACATCAACCCAACATTCAACGTAGACAAGAAGAGAGGTGTTATAAACTTCAATAGTGATATGCGTGGTCAGTTATGCATACTTGAGTACGTATCTGATGGAATGGAAAACGGTGACGAGTCTGCTATATCAGTTAACAAATTGTTTGAGCAATATGTGTATGCGTGTATCAAGTATGAGATGTTAGCATCCAAGCTGAATGTGCAAGAGTACATTGTTGCTCGTGCAAGAAAAGAAAAGCAAGCATTGTTAAGGAACGCTAAAATTAGAATAAGTAATATACATCCCGGTAGATTGTTGATGAGTCTGCGTGGTAATGATAAATGGTTAAAGTAATATGCCAAAATTCACAAGAACATTTGTAGCTGGTAGAATGAATAAGGTAACTGACGAGCGTCTTTTACCCGAAGGAGAATACATTGACGCAATGAACGTGCGTATGGGGTCTACCGAATTATCCGAGATTGGAGTAATTGAAAACACTAAAGGGAATGAGCAGCTTACTAGCCTTACCTATATTGACGGCACATCCTTGAGTAACCTTGCTAAATGTATAGGGGCATATGAGGATGGAGAAGCTAATACTTTATATTGGTTTGTTCACGACCCAGACTTTCCAGTGGGAGCTACTGGGAAACTAGACTTGATAGTTTCATTTAATGTAATAACTGGTATATTGACTTATCACGTTGTCAGCATTGACGATGGAGGTGGCGTAAATACTACATTGAATTTCAATGAAAGTTATCTAATCACAGGGATTAGCCTAATTAAAACCGGTACTCTAAATGAGAACTTATTGTTCTTTACAGATGATTTGAATCCACCTAGGTTCATTAACCCAACAAGATTGTACTCTATACCAACATTAAATATTGATAGTCCAATATTGGCAGAGCAATTGTTGGTTATAAAAAAACCACCTATTCAATCTCCAAGCATTACTCCCATAAGATTAAATGGTCAAGAGAATTTTATGGAGACTAGATTCTTATGCTTTGCATATAGATATAGATATGCTGATAACGAGTACTCTGCAATATCTCAGTTTAGTGCTCCTGCATTTATCCCTAATCCATTTGACTTTAGTATCAATAGCTTCCTAAACGAAGGTATGGTCAATGAGGCGAATGGAGTTAATATCACATTTAACACTGGTGGACCTTTAGTAAGAGGTATTGATTTATTGTTTAAGGAGGCTGATTCAAATGTTATCAAAGTAATTGAGAAGCTTGATAAACAAAAGCAAGGATATGTGG